TTCCAGAAAACACGAATTTCTTCACTAGCATTCGAGAACGTTCTGCCTGCGGCATTACCAATTACTGATTCCGGAACGCCGAATGAGGAAAGGATTTCTTCTTTAGTAATTTGGCGCATCTGGATATAGGCGGCATCTCGTGGATTCGATGAAGTATCAACAAAGTCAACGCCATCATCGGCAGAGATGACGGTCGTTTGACCAACGCGACCTAGATTTCCCCTAAATCTATTGCGTAGTTCGTCCTTGTCATCATCATCAATTTCGCCACGCAAAACAAGCAAGCCGCCAGGTCGCCCATCATTAAGTAGGTAGTTTCTGTTATACAACTTGGCAAGGTTCTCAATTTCAATGGCGATACCCGCCGACTCCATTGGCGTAAGCGAGAGGTAGGGGTCAATGGGGTGTGGTCTGCGAATCCAGCAGACGTCGTCTGGCTTCATAATGACCTTGTCACCATTGGGCATCAAGACTTCGTACCCGGACACAAATGTTTTTGGGTCGGGGATTGGGGATGTTGACTGCGGTGGTAGGAGGTTTAGTCCAATAACCCCACCGTCGCGTCCGCGAACCTTCTCAATGAACACCCCGCGTGTGCCAAGGAGTAACTGCGATGAAACTCTATATCTGAATATGAATGAGTTTTCACCAATATTTGATTTAGTATTTAGAATGTCAAGCAAACTGCTGTTTTTTGCTGCTTTACCCTTGACAATCATCCCTTCTGGAGAGTTGTCTTTACGCAAAATGATTGGTAGCCGTGCCTGATTGCCAGCAATGGCATCAATGCAGCGCGCTACCCACGTGACCTTCTGCATACCCTCGCGGTACGCTCGCTCAATATCCCACGGGTCGCGATATCCTTTGCCCACATAGGCGGAGTTTTGCGCGACTGTTCCACCAGGTCCAAATGCAGACTTCTGCCCCTGGTTGTCAAGTGACTTATTGTCGGTTTTGTTCCAAGCCATAATTAATCAGAGCCCAGCAGATATCCGTATATTCCGCAATTTACACCTGCCACGATAAGGGCCAAAGGGGGCAATAAAAGACCTGCTCCAATGGCTGTAAGCAATACAAACAATACCATTAAAAGATGAGCGGAAAAGGAACGGGTTACGATGCGGTCTCTCTGGAGATGCGCCCTCAACCTGAGTAGTAATTTCGCGATGATTGTTTTCATATGATATGGTGCTTGTGTGCCTTGAAGTAGTTCACGAGATGCAATCTAATACATCTTGGGCCATTCGGAGTGGAAGATGACTGACTGGAATAAAGTTCTCCAATTTTTGGAGCCAAAACAACCATCGTTTTGCCCGGAAGAACCATCACTTACGCAAAAGGTTTTTCTCCGAACATATTCATTAGAGGCATTATTCGGAGGGGCCGCAGGCGGAGGAAAATCGTCGGCATTATTAATGTCAGCGTTGCAGTACGTTGACGTTCCTGGCTATTCTGCAATTATTTTCCGTCGTACATATGCCGACTTGGCTCTCCCGGGAGCCATCATGGACCGGTTCATTAATTGGATGTCCACCGTCGATGATGTTCGCTGGAACGCCAATAATTACACCGCAATATTCCCTTCTGGGGCACGACTTTCTTTCGGTTACCTCAATAACCAACAGGACTTCTTGCGTTACAAGGGTGCTGAATTCCAATTCATCGGTATGGACGAAGTGACCGAAATTAGGGAGTCTGACTACCGATACATGTTCTCTCGTCTACGTCGTCCGGCTTCGGGTCCGCTAGCCCAAGTCCCCCTCAGGATGCGCTCAGCCTGCAACCCTGCACCAAACTGGGTGCGCCAGAGATTCATCGTGAGGGTCGTATTTTCGTACCATCAAAATTGTCTGACAACCCTGGTATTGACGCCGATTCCTATCGCACAGCACTGCAGGCACTGGACCCACTTGAGCGTCGCCGCCTAGAAGAGGGTGACTGGTGGGCCACGACCCTCGGGTCAATGTTCCAACGAGAATCAATTGTGATTATCGACCAGACCGATATCCCCAAAATTACATCATCTGCCCGTGCTGTCAGGTTCTGGGACCTTGCCGCAACGGAACCATCTCATTCGAACCCCAATCCCGACTGGACCGTTGGTACATTAATGTTATTCGATGGCGGAATCGCTTATATCCTTGATGTGCGTCGGGCCCGGGTACGAGGCGAAAAAGTGGAGGAATTCATTGCTCAGACCGCTTACGAGGATGGACATGCCGTAGCAATTCGCATGGAGCAAGAACCAGGGTCGTCGGGCAAGGGGCTGGTTGACCAATATGCTCGGTACGTTCTTCCGGGGTTTGATTTTATGGGAATCAGGTCAACGGGCGATAAGGTGACGAGGGCGCGACCATTCGCGGCTGCTGTGGCTAACGGCAATGTCAGGTGCGTCCGTGGCCCCTGGCTCACTGATTGGCTTGACGAATTATCCACTTTCCCCGAAGCATGCGACCACGACGACCAGGTAGACTCTGCCGTCGGTGCATTTACACATCTTGCTGGTTTGGGGTTGCCCCAACGCAAGCGAGTGGGTATCATCGTCTGACACGCTTAATACGGAAGGGGTTCCAATGGATGCGCTAGAGCGCATTGCCGATATTCGGCAAATTTTGAGCAACTGCATTAATGATGTCGTGAATTCGCCGGATATGGAGGTCGGCGGAATCTGCGAGGTGTTGTACGCACTCCGTGAACTCAAGAAAGATTTGGGCCTCCTGGATGGCGAACTTGAGCAGGCGGCAATTGGAAGAATGGAAGAGAACATCATTTTCCTTCCCTCCGGTCAGCAGGTTGAGCGCCGAACAGGGGCAGATAGGAAAGCGTGGGACCACAAGGGCCTCGCAACAATCGTTGCCAACAGAATCTACGAGTCATCCATTGACATGGATACCGGCGAGGTTCTATTGTCACCAACGGAGATGATGGCAAAGATGCTTGATTACGCCGCACCGTCATATTGGCGAGTGGGTGAACTTGGGAAAATTGGCGTGTCGGCCGATTCGTATTGCGAAAAATCCGAAGGCAAAGTCAGCATTTCCATAACGTCAAAGAAGTAATAAAAAGGACTAATGATGGCAACAGCCAAGAAGCAAGCCCAAACCGAAACGAATGGAGATAATGAAGTGGACAGCGAGCCAGTCGCAGCAACCAACTACCTACAGGAACGCATCGCGGAAGATGCTTTCTATTCCGAGAAGCGGGCTAAGGACGAACAAAGACGCAAAGAAGAACTACATCGTCTTCTCGTTGACCTGAGCGAACCGTTTCCCCCCGAGGTTGAGCGGGAATTGAGAAAGGGCGGAACATCCCTTACTTACATCCCCGTCAGTGAGGTGATTACTCGCCTGAATCGCTGCTTTGGGGTGACTGGATGGTCGTCGGAAATCATACGATGCGAGCGTGACCCACTTGACCCAGACTTCATTGTTGCTCACGTTCGGCTGAGCACTCACAGTGGCGATATATACCCGCATGTAACCAAGGATGGTTTTGGTGGGCAGAAAATCAAGCGCACAAAAGCAGGTGAAATTGTCGACCTTGGAGACGAGTTCAAGGGTGCTGTTTCTGACGCACTCAAAAAGGCTGCCCAACAATTCGGTGTTGCCCTGTATCTCGCTCGTTCCGACGAGGCACTTAGCATTGAGATTGAGCAAGATATGGCTCAATCACGCCCACAGATTGACCCCAAAGTCGTTGCACTCTGGGAGCAGTTCCGTACATTGAGTGGCACCTTCGGCGCTGAGGAAAAAGCACAGTTGGGTCAGTTCTGGAATGAGTACGCCAATGGGGCCCCCAAGCCAACACTGGAGACAGCAACGCCACAAATCCTCATGGCACTTATTGAGGAATGCACGAGGATTAGTTTCCCCGGCTCACAAGTAGTCGTTGAAGAATAATCCATGACCTCATCAGATGGCTTTGGGGGGCCTCCGTATACGCCTCCCCCATATCTGTCCCCCTCATCAATGGGGACGTTTCGGCAGTGTCCGCAGAAATTCAAGTTCAATAAAATTGATGGGATTCCTGACCGACCGAGCGAAGCAACACTCCTCGGAAACTTTGTCCATGAAATATTGGAGGAGTTCTATGCTCAGCCAATTGATGAGCGGTCGATTGCCTCAGCGAAAGTAATGGCTGCAGAGGTTTGGGCAAAATCAGAATGGGAAAAACGCATTGAGGGATTCGTAAAGCCCGAGCAACATCGCCGCTTTCGCTGGAGCGCATGGTGGTGCTTGGAAAATCTGTGGAAGATTGAGAATCCAAAGTCAATTGAACCAATCGGCATTGAACGCGAGGTCAATGGGCTGCTCGGTAGTGCGACCGTCAAGGGATTTATTGACAGGTACGAGCGCATTGATGATGGCTCAATATGCATTTCCGACTACAAGACAGGCAAGACACCAAGTAAGTCATGGGTTGCGGACAAGTTCGTTCAGTTACGAATCTATGCTGCCCTCATGTCGCAAGATGTTCCCGATGTTGGGCAACTCAAGTTGCTTTATCTGAAGGACGGTGTATCATTCTCCTACGCGATTAACGAGGATAATAATCAAGAAATCATCAACTACGTAGATGAGACCTATGCAGGTGTCCAATCGGCGTGCCAAAGCGGGGACTTCCCATACGTCCGGTCACGGCTCTGCGACTTTTGTGCCTATAAATCAATATGTCCAGGATGGAAAAAATGACAGATGTAATTAGCGACGATGCTTTTGCGTACCTTGTTGCAGAGGAAGTAAAAAATAAACTTTCTCCGGCTCAACGAAATACCTTGCTTCAGCGTGAGAACTGGGACCGTTGGCAGCGGGCGCTCGTTGCCCTAACGGAAAACCTAAAAGAACAGATTCAGCAGATAGCCGGAGCAGAGGCAGACGATGAACGTCGCTTCGAGGGCATGGGTAGCAAGCGAATGCAGAAGGAAATGCGTGGGGCATACGCTGACCGTCGCCTCCGTGTTGAAAGATTCCTGTTCCATGTAAACAAGCGCCTTGATGAAGTAACTAAGATGATTGAAACTGGGGTTGCCCCCGAGTCAAACCCCTGGGAAATGATTGATTTCTTCAAGCGTGCTATTTGTGAGCATCGCAAATTGATGGATAAGCACGACCTGGAGCCAACCCCCATTGATGAGGCTTTGTGGGCTGCACTATCCGACAAATGGCTGTTTGATAAGATAGACACATCCCTCCTATAGTAAGGATGTGCAGTGCGTAGGCGAAGCAAGAAGCGCGAAAAAGAATACGTCATACGCAGGGAAGTCGTGGAGCGACTCTTATCTGAACGTCCATATTGCGAAGCCTGCCCTAGATTTGCCAAATATGATGGGAAAGTTTCCTATGTACGGCGTGGAAGCGTAGATATCCACGAAATTGTTAGGCGTTCCCAGGGTGGTTCAATAATAGATGAACCAAATCTTTTGGCCGTCTGTCGTGAATGTCATAATCGCATAGGTCGGGAGCCCCAACTCGCCTTTGACCTTGGCTTAGCCAAGCATGGCTGGGAGCGAGACAGTTAAGTCTTCACAAATTTGGAGCAATTGTTCACTACGGGGGCGGCGCAATGTAGTAAAGTCTATTTGTCGTAACCCACACTAGACACGGAGACACAACATGAGTTCAGTCCTTACCCTCCAGATTCCTGGCACACTTGCAACTTCCAGCGAAGTGAAAGTTGTTGCTCCAGTTTCAGGAAAAATCACTGCTGCATACGTTGCAGTAACCACCGCCCCCGTTGGTAGCGCACTTACCGCCAACTTACTCGTTGGCGCTAGCACTGCCGGTGCTTTCTCGGTTGC